CTCGACTCCGTCGAGCTCGGGCGCGACCAAGTGCTGCACTTGTCGACGTTGCTGCTGCCGGGACTCTACCCCGGGCGCACAATCCAGATTAAGTCACGCTACGTTCAAGGATTCTATCGAATCGAGTCTACTGTTCACCAAGGCGAGCTCGACGGCGGCCACTGGACTGTCGGAATAGAAGCCCGCGCGACAGCCGCAGTGAGCCCCAAAAAATGACGCTAGGAACGCCCGAGCTCTCCGAGCTACTGCAGACCGCCGCCGAGCAGGCCGCATTCGAGCTCCACACTGCCATCCCCGGGCAGATCGTTGCGCTCTACACCGACGCATCGACGCGCAGGCAATATGCCGACGTGCTGCCGATGCTCAAGCGCGCACTGCGCGTAGACCCCGAAGACGACGCGCTCACCGACGTCGACCGCCCCCCGTTTATCTACGAGCAGATGCCGATCCTGCCCATGGTCCCCATCGCTTACCCGCAAGGCGGGGGTTTTTTCGCGGCGTGGCCCCTCGTGCCAGGCGACCACGTGCTCGTGGTGTTTGCAGAGCGCAGCATCGATCGTTGGGTGACGACCGCGCGCCGAGGCTCGCAGAAACCGCTCGGCGCGGGCGACGTGGGCACGCACACGCTCGCGGGCGCAATCGCGCTGCCGCTAGGGCCCGCGCCGCTGCCCGACCTCCTGCAGAGCGTGAAAGCCGACGCCATGACACTCGGGCACGACGCGGGCGCGCAGATTGCCATCACGCAGAGCACGGTCAACTTGGGCAGCTACAGCCCCGGCGACGCCGTCGCGCTCGCGAGTAAAACCAACACGGCGCTCACGAGCGGCGAGACTGACACCGGCACAGTCAGAACAGCGACCGCTACCGCCATCTCGTCAATCGAGACCATCTTAGCCGGCCTAACCGGCGCTGTGCCGCCCGCGAACACTGCGATCCGCGTCGCGTTCGATGCAGCCACCGCGGGCGTCCCGCACGCCCACGCAAACGTCGCATCGACCGTTGTGCTGTCCGACTAGCCGACCCGCGCTGCAGCCCCTTGCCAAGGCGCTCGCTCGCCCACTACCGCCGGCTCGTGGCTGACCTCCTGCTCGACGCTACCGGCGACATCATCCTAGACTCGACTGGCGACTTGCCGCTCGTCACAGGCGCAGCCGCCATCGCACAGGACGCCAACCTACGCGTCGCGCTTTTCCGAGGTGAGTGGCCGCTAGACCGCCGCGTGGGCATCGACTACCGCAACCTCATCTTCGCCCGCAAGCCGCCTGACGCGGTCATCAGGGCCATCTATGACGAGGTGCTCCGCGAGACCGCGGGCGTCACCGCGGTCAACCGACTCGCGATCGTGTTCAATCGCCGCACGCGCGCGCTCGAGGTGCGCGCCGACGTGCAAACCAAAGACGGCGTGGCGCTCGTTTACCGCGACATCCTGCTAGGCGAGGGCACCACGACTGCAGCGACCGCGCAGCCCACCAACGGCTCAACACCGCTCGTCAGCCCAACGCCGTCCGGGCAGCCGCTCGGCGTCTTCTCGCCGCGCCAATGGCCCGGCGACGAGGTGCCATCATGACAGCCGGCCTAACACTGCTCGGGTTCACGAGCAAAACGGTGCAGGAGATAATCACCGACCTGCAGACCTACCAGGCCGCCAACATCGCGAGCGGCATCAACACTTCGAGCACGGGTGTGCTCAGCAACATCAACATGTCCGTCGCGCTGCAGCTCGGGCAGCTTTGGGAGCTAGCCGCAGAGATCTACGACGCGCACGACCCCGCAACGGCAGAGGGGGTCGCAGCCGATCACACCGGCTCACTGACGGGCGTCACGCGGCTACCGGCGACGGCGAGCACCGCTACGCTCACGCTCACCATGACTGAGAACGTCACCGTCCCGACGGGCTCCGTCGTCAGCGACCCGCTGCGCCCGACTGTGCGATTTGTCACGCTCGCCGACGTCACGAGCAGTAGCGTTGTCGGCACCTACAACAACCTCACCGTCGCGGCCAAGGCTGAAACCACGGGCCCGCTCACGGCTGCGAGCGGCGCGCTGACCAAGATTGAATCGCCAGTGTCAGGCTGGTTGTCGGTTACCAACATCGGGCCCGCGATTGCAGGCAGCGACGTCGAGACCGACGAGGACTACCGCGCGCGCCGCGCAGAGGTGCTCGCAGAGGAAGGCGGCTCAACGCTCGCAGGCATCGTCGCCGACGTGCGCTTGCTGCCGGGAGTGCTCACCGCTGCAGGCCGCGAAAATACCACCGAGGTCACCGACCTGACCGGCATGCCCCCGCATACGTTCGAGGTCATCGTGCGCGGCGGGGATGACTCGGCCATCGCCAACAGCATCTGGAAAAACAAGCCCGCAGGCGTCGACTCTTACGGCACGACATCTATCAACGTGCTCGACGAGGGCGGCAACGTGCAGCTCGTGCGCTTCTCGCGCCCGAGTCTCAAGACCATCAACGTCAACGTTAGCGCGACAACCGACGGGCACTATGTCGCGGGCAGTCTGCGCGTCGCGCTCGAGCTCGCCAGCGTCGACCCAGACAGTGACATGGTTTTCAAGGTCGGCGAGCCCGTCTACCTCGTGCGCTTGCTGTCACAGGCGAGCGAGGTGCCAGGCGTTGTCAACGTAACGCTCGACGTCGACCTTGCGCCCACAGTGCCCGCAGATGCAGTGCCCACGACGCCAGCCAAAACGCTAGTGATTGGCGTGCGTGAGATCGCGTCATTCTCGGGCTCGACATGGGTGGGGGCACCGTAACCACGTGGCGCTCGAGCTCAACACCAAGCACGTAGAGCAGGGCCAAGAGCTGCCGATCTACGATCTGCGGCAACCCCTGTTTCAGAAAGTGCTCGCGAGCTACCTCACCGAAGTGCAGGCGCTCGAGAATGCGCTTTGGGATCTGTACATCGGTACCATGCTGCCCAACGCCAAGGGCGACGCGCTCGACATGATAGGCGCACTCGTCGGGCAAGCACGCGAGGGGCGCACCGACGCGACTTACATCCTTTGGATTACGTCACGCATAACGGTGCTGCGCTCGAGCGGGCGACCGCGCGACATCTACGCGGCAGTGCTGCCACTGCTGCCCGCAGGCGCCACGGCGCGGCTCGTCGAGTACGGCGACGCATCATTCACAGTCACGTTTACCGCGCAGCTCACAGCGGCTCAGGCGATATCCCTTGCCGACCTACTGCGCCAGGCCAAGGCCGCCGCCGTGCGCTTCGACGCGGTATGGAGCCCGAGCCCCTCAACGCTTTGGTTTCGCTATGGCACGGCGGCTGCGCCCACGCTCGACGCAACGCGTGGCTTCGGAGACGTCACGCAGACTACGGGCGGGCGTCTTGTTGGTATCGTGTGAGGTGACACAATGGCACTAACACTCACTTTCAATCAACCGGGCATCGCAGCGGGCGACCTCGACCGCGGGCGCACCGACCTTCTCACCACAGACGCGGGCAGCGGGCGCGCGCCCCTCGTCACCATCGAGGTCGGCAGCGTGCCCCCGGGCTCCGTCGTGCTCGTGCAGGCGCTAGACGAGCCGCCCGCGAGCTCGCCGCTGCTCACGCAAGTGTCGGACGCGATATGGACACTCGACTGGAATGCGGGCGCATGGGGACCGTTTCGCGTTCAGGCTACCGCGTCAATCGGCACTGAGGTCGTCTCGAGCGTCACGCGTCGCATCTCCGTGCGCTCGCCAACGTTCCACCTCGCTTACCCTTCGTTGTCCGAGCGCTACGACCCCAACGCGCATCTCGTGCCGACTGTGCCGAGCGTGCAGCTCACGGAAATGAACGAGCACTCCACCAACAGGGCGCTCGTAGACTTCCACCGCGAAGTCGTGCAGGCAATCGACACGCTCAGCGCGGGCGGCATCGACTCGATCCCTGACGGCTCAATCACCGAGGCCAAGCTCGACCCCGCCTACAGCAGCACCGTCGTCGTCACCGACGGCTCGCGCCCCATGGTTGCGTCGTTCGACGCGGGCTCGCATCCCATCGTCAACGTCGGCGCACCCGTTGCGCCAACAGACGCCGCGCGGCTGCAGGATGCAGACTACCTCGCAGGCGCTGGCCTCCTGCGCACCGGGCACACGCTCGACGTCGTCGCGCATGCCGACGCCAGCATTGTCGTCAGCACTGACAGCGTGCAGGTAGGCGTGCTCGCCACCGACGCACAGCACGGCACACGCGGCGGGGGCACGCAGCACGCAGTGGTCAGCACGAGCTCGGCGGGCTTTTCCAGCGCTGCCGACAAGACCAAGCTCGACGGCATCTCTGCCGGCGCCGACGTAACCATCGTCGCGCTCGCGGCGGCGTCTGCGCCCATCGCCGTCAACTCGCAGCGCATCACAAACCTAGGCGCCCCCATCGCGGCCACTGACGCAGCACGCGTGCAAGATCTGCTCGACGCCGCAGTGGTAGCGGGCGCGGGCCTCGTGCGCGCAGGCACCACGCTCAACGTGGTCGCAGACGCCGACGCGTCCATCGTGGTCGCCGCCGACAGCCTCAAGGTCGGCACGCTCGCCACCGACGCGCAGCACGGCACTCGCGGCGGGGGCACGCAACACGCAGTGGTCAGCACGAGCTCGGCGGGCTTTTCCAGCGCTGCCGACAAGACCAAGCTCGACGGCATCTCTGCCGGCGCCGACGTAGCCATCGTCGCGCTCGCGGCGGCATCTGCGCCCATCGCCGTCAACGGCCAAAGAATCACAAACCTCGGCACGCCGACAGCGACCACCGACGCCGCAACCAAGGCATACGTCGACGCAGCCCCGCCGATCCTGCACTCAAGCACGCACGCAGACGGCGGCGCCGACGAGCTCAGCGTCGCGGGCTTGTCGGGGCTGCTGGCAGACCCGCAGACGGCGGGCGGGCTCAAGACGGCCACTACCACCGTCGCCATCGCCGCAGCCGCTGCGCCTGCCGTAGACACGGCGCTCATGGCGAATAGCTCGACCGCGGCTGCGTGGCGCATCCCGCCCAACGCCACGACCAGCTTGCCCGGCTACATGAGCGCCGCCGACAAGCTCAAGCTCGACGGTGTCGCGACGTCGGCTGCAGCCGTCGGCAGCGCTGCCGCGTCTCAGGTGACTGTCACGACCGCGGGCCCCGGCTCGTCTGCGACTGCCGCCCGCGCTGACCACATTCACAGCGTCGCCACCGCTGCGCCGTCGGCGCTCACCGTAGGCGGCGCGCAGGCCCCCGGCACATCGAGCTCGCTTGCGCGCGCCGACCACGGGCACGCCATGCCCGGACTCGCAACCGGCGCAGCCGATGGCTTCCAGGCTGCCGCCGACTTCACCAAGCTCGCGGGCATCGAGGCGGGCGCGCAGGTGACGTCATTCGCCCGCGTGCAGACCGCACTCGGCGTCGCTAGCTCAGCGGTCAGCTTCAACGCGCAACGACTCTCGAGCGTACTAGACCCTAGCGCCGCGCAGGATGCAGCCACAAAGGCATACGTCGACGCGATTGCGCAGGGGTTGGACGTCAAAGCGTCATGCCATCTCGTCGCCACCACCAACGTCACGCAGTCCGGCATCGGGCAGACCATCGACGGCGGAACCGTTTTCACCAACGACCGCATTCTATGCGTTGGGCAGTCAACGCCCGCGAATAACGGCATCTGGTTCGCTGGCTCGGGCGGCGCATGGGTACGCGCGACAGACGCCGATACATCGGCCAAAGTCACAAGCGGCATGTACACGTTTGTCGTCGGCGGCACGGCAAACGCAGATAGCGGGTGGGCTCTCATCACCCCCGACCCGATCACGCTCGGCACCACCGCGCTCACCTTCACTCAGGTCACTGGCGCGGGACAAATCGCTGCCGGCGCTGGCTTAACTAAGACCGGTAATCAGCTCGACGTCGTCGCGCACGCCGACGGCTCCATCATTGTCGCAGCTGACAGCGTGCAGCTCGGCGTGATTGCCACCGACGCGCAGCACGGCGTTAGAGCGGGCGGCACGACGCACGCAGCGGTTATCGCGGGCGGCGCGTCGGGCTTCATGACGGGCGCGGACAAAACTCGGCTCGACAATCTCGAGGGCTTCTCTGCGGAGAAGGCCCCCTGCCGCTATGCGCAAATGGGCAACCTCGCTCTTTCCGGCCTCGTCGCCTATGACGGCGTGACCCCAGTTGCCGGCGACCGCGTTTTTGTCGGCAACCAAAGCGCGACATCGACAAACGGAATATGGATTGCGGCGTCTGGCGCCTGGACTCGCGCAACGGACGCGGACACCTCTGCCAAGTTCCCCGCCGGCATGTCGGTGCGTACCAATGAAGGCACGGTATCGGGCGACTCGCTTTGGGTGCTCACGACTGACGGGCCGATCACGCTCGGCACCACTGCACTCACATTCGCGCGAGCGCCCAGCGTCGCCGACAAAACAAAAATCGACGGCATCGAGGCCGGCGCGCAGGTTACGAGCTTCGCTCGCGTGCAAACGGCGCTCGCCGCAGCTAGCTCTGCAGTCGCGTTCAATGCGCAGCGCTTGACGGGCGTCGCTGACCCGACAGCAGCCCAAGACGTCGCGACCAAGGCATACGTCGACGCCTCACCGCTGTCAGACTTCAAGGAATCGGTTCGCGTTGCCACGACCACAAACCCGGGCACCGTCACGTCTGCCGCGCCCAACATCGTCGACGGTGTGACGCTCGTCGCGGGCAACCGCGTGCTTAACAAGTCGGCGGGCGCCGGTACGCTCGGCGGGATATGGGTAGTTCAAACTGTCGGCACCGGTGCGAATGGCGTGTGGGCACGAGCCGCAGACGCAGACGTCAGCGCCGAGGTTACAGCCGGCATGGTTGTCTTTGTCACTGAGGGCGCGGTCAACGCCGACACGGGTTGGATCCTCACCCCGAATGACCCGCTAGTCGTGGGCTCCAACGCGCTCGACTTCCAACGCTTCACCATCACACCGGCCGAGATTGCTCGCATAGACAACGGCGCTCTCCCGTACTCCGCAGCCGTCGCCGTCAACACGTGGACTATCGCCAACTCAGCGGGCACGCGAACGTTGCCAAGCCCGGCAAACGCTGGCGACACCGTTGCGATCCTAGTCACGCAAACCGGCTGCAACATCGCAGCGGGCAGCGGCAATATGATTGTCGACGCGAGCGGCTCTGGTTACACAACGCTGACATCGGTGCCGATGCCTGCGTTGTACACGTTTCGCTGCGCCGTCGCGGGTTTCTGGTTTTTCGGCGACAACGTTGCGAGCTCGACGCTGCCGGGACTCATGACAGCCGGCGATAAAACCATCCTCGACGGCCTAGTTGGGCGGCGCTTCAAGGATGTTTGCGACATTTATACAGACTATCCGATCACGTTATCGGGCTCGGCCAGCTTTGCACCCGGCTTCCGCGTGCTGGTCATGGGGCAAGCAGACACAACCACAAACGGCATCTATGTCTCGGCTGCCGGCGCATGGCCACGCGCTACCGATGCAGACTCGTCAGCAGACTTCGGACGCGGCATCGTAGTTCCCGTGCTCTGGTACACGGAAGGCACGAGCGGTCTACTACTATGGGCCACTAATACCGCGCTGCCTCTCGTACTCGGTACAGATCCAATCGTATTCAGGGAGGAGAAGGGCGGACAATGGCTGCTCAACATCCTAGACGACCTCGGGAGCGACGTTGCTTGGGGGTTCCAACGCCTCACCTCCGTCGGCGACCCGATCAACGATTGGGATGCAGCGACGCAAGGCTACGTCAAGACGGCTGTTGCCGCGGTTGCCGCGCCAGCAGCCTACAAGGCGCCGGCAAAGCTCGTCGCGACGACTAACATCACGCAGCAAGCATCGGGCGGGACTGTCGCGATTGACAGCGTGAGCACGGTAAACGGCGACCGCGTTTTGTTGGTCGGACAGACCGACCCGAAACTAAACGGACTGTATATCGTCGGCGCCACTGCTTGGGCACGCGCCACCGATGCGAGCACCGGTGCGCTGCTAGTTGCGGGATCTATCGTCCCCGTCAACGAAGGCACCATCAACGCTAACACCGCCTGGATGCTCGCCACGGACGGCACGATCACACTCGGCACGACCAGCCTTAGTTTCGTGCAAGTCGTAGGGCAGCGCGGGACAGCGGCGCCAACGTCTGTTGCGGCTGGTGTTGCGAGCGCGCAGGGAACGAGCTCGACTTGGGCATCCATCGATCACGTGCACGGGATAGTCGCGCTCGACCACGGGCTAAACAACTTCCGCATCTCCAACAACGCAACGAGCATCCCCACAACGGCAACCGCGAGCACCGTCACGCTCGCGCCACATGACGGCAATCGCGTAGCGTTGTATGACGGCACAAACTGGCAAAACGTCACGCTTGCGAGCGGCGCGACCGTCAGCGTGACGGGGCAAACGACGGGGCGCCCCTGCGATGTGTTTCTCGCCTACAACAGCCTCACGACTGCAACGCTAGTCTTGACGCCATGGACAAGCGCGAACGCGCGAGCAACGGCCATCGTCCAGCAGAATGGCGTATGGGTGAAAAGCGGCACGCTAACGCAGCGGTACCTCGGCACGATCTTGCCCGATTCATCAACCACGTTCACCCATCGACAGGACACTTCGGGAACGACCTTCCCAATATGCGGTCTCTGGAACCAAGACAACAGGATGCCCGGCGGGTTCTTTTGGTTGCCGACCTTCTCTTCTTCTTGGTCGGCTGGCTCTTCGTGGTCGCAAATCAACGCCAACACGTCAAAACTACAGTTTGTACAGGGCCAGTCAATCGAGGCTGTCGAGGCTGAACTATTCTTCGTGTGTGACAACCCGTCGGCGGCCAGCCTGACATTGGTTGCCTTCGGGCTCGACGTTACGAACGCCCCTTCAGGCTTGCGCGGGCTCGCGACCGGCCGCACCGGGATCGACACGCTCACGGCTATATACAATCGTGTGTCTGCTGTCCCAGGACTCCACAACCTAAACGCGATCGCTCAGTCATCGGACGCTACAGCGCTGTTCTATGGCACGACTGGCAACGCGCAAAGCGGAATAACCGCGACGATTTGGCACTGAGGGAGGCGACGCCGCTATGAGCTGCATCGGACACGGCAACATCACAGCGCCGCTCGCGCGCGCAGGGGAAGTGCAGCCATGAGCGACATTTTGCAACCGAGATTCACCGACCGCCGCGTGGGCTCGAGCTCCGAGCCGATGCGTTACCGCGTCATGTATGGGCAGTGCCCGGCGCAGTTTCCAGTCGACCCGCCACCCGGCGCCGCAGTCAGCGCGACGCTGCTTTGCTTCGACTCGAGCGTGCTCAAGCTCGGAACGGGCACCGGGCACGTCGAGCCCAACGGTTGGATCGTGTATCAGCCCAGCGCTGCAGACGTCGACACCCCCGGGCTCTGGTACGTCGAGCTAACGGTCATCGTCAGCGCGGTCAGCATCTACAAGTCGCCGTCCATCGCGCTGCGTCTCATCCAAAACGACCCCTACTATGAGATACCGCCCGCGCCAGTCACACCGCCCCCATGACCCGCAAGCGCAAATCGAGCTACGCTCAGATCGTGGGTTTAGAAACCGCGACCGCTCGCGCGTCTGACGTCGCAGACGTGTACAGCACCTTCCGAGCTGCCGCCGACCACCTCTACAGCCAGGGCTATCGATACGACCGCGAGCGCCTCGCGTGGCTGCACGCGTCGCAGCGCCCCCGGCGCATCGAGCGGCGTGAGGGCGAGCGCAGCAGAGGCCGCGGCAGCCCACGAGAGCCATCCCTCTACGTCGTGGTGACGCTGCCCGACCCGCGCGGCAAACCGCCGCCCACGCGCATCTAAGAGCCCGTGCGGGCCCGTTTGCGCTCGAGCTCGGGCTCGGGCTCGCCTACGAGCGGCAGAAAGAGCTGCCGATCCTCGCTGCCGGCCTCGCGCTTGAGACGCCGCCGAGCTCGCCCGCTCACCGACGGCGCGAGCTCGACCCCCGTCTGCATGAGCGACCACAGCCGGGCGCGCAGCGCGTAGCTCGGCGGGCGCTCGCCCCGCTCGACCTCGCCAATCGTGCCCACGCTCACGCCGACGAGACCCGCAAGCTCGCGCTGCGACAGCACCCCGCCGCTCGAGCCGCGCTGCGCGAGCCGCCACGCGCGGACAACCGCCATCTCGCCCGAGATAGCCGTACGCCACCGCGTCAGATCGTCGGGCCCGTGCCCGTGCTTGCGTCGTCTGGTCATGCTCTCACCGCCTGCGTGACGCTTGCGCGTCATGACATCGTGACGTCGTAACTCCCTGACACCCAAACTAACCACGCCCGCCGGGCCCGTCGAGCAGCAAGTGCAGCCCCGGGCTGCGCAAACGCGCTAGGCACCGCGCCCGCTCGCGCGCTACGTCTCGCGCATGACAGACCGCGGAATGGTCCGAGTGTGGTTACCCGACGAGGTCGCCGACCGCGTGCGCCTCGCCGCGACCGCTCGCGGGCAGACCGTGCAGCAGCTCGCCGTGCTGCTCGTGCTCGAGGGGCTCGAGCAGCTGCGACGGGCAGAGAAGCGCGAGCACAGCGCCACCAACCGCGCGCGCCGCGCTCGCAGCTCCGACCCCGGCGCACTCCGCCACGAGCACCCGGGCAGCATCGCCACCGGCGAGGGGCGTCACGACGTCGAGCCGTCCGGCAGTCAAGACGTCGTGACTCTCCGTCGCGCCCGCAGGCCCCTCACCGGCCGATAAGCCGCCGCGCTACCTGCGAGAGCGCCCCCCGCAACTCCGCGCGATCCTTGCCGCGCGCGACCGCGCGCTCGAGCTCGGGCAAGACTTCGGGCTCGAGCCACTGCTGAGACTCGGCGTCGAGATACCCGAGCACCGCCGCCGTCACCACGCCCGAGATCTCCACGTCGGCGCCATCGAGCCGCCGCCGCAGCACGTGCTGCCGCAGAGCGTCGCCGACCTCTACGGGCAAGTAGGCTTGAATGCGGTCTATCTCGCCGCCATTCGCCCGCACGCCGCGCCCCTTGCGCGAGCCGCGGGCATTGGTGCGCGTGCGCTCGCGCTCGCGCGGCTCGAGCCCATCGCTGCCCGCGAGCGGCATCTGCCGCGCTATGTCGCGCCGCACTGCGAGGTGCTCGGCGCCTGCCGCATCCGCCGCCGGGCTCACCGCCCGCACCTCGTCAACGCGCGCCGTGGCGGGCGCTCTGCGAAGGTTGCTATTGACGGGCGGCGCGCTCATCGAGCACCCGCCGACACGGGCTGCGCCCGCTGCGTGTCGCTCGCCGACGGCAGCCGCAGCCGCGCGCCCGCGAGCGCTTCAATGTCCGCCATGAGCCGCCACACTTCCAGCGCCGCGAGACTGCCCGGCCGACACACCGTCACCCCCTGCCCGCGCGCAAACGCGTGCCCGTAGTCCGCGCGCCGCCGCAGCACCGCGTCAGCGACCGGAACGTGCAGCTGCGACCTGACATCGCTCTGCAACGCCCGCGCGCCGCGCACGCGATCGTCGAGCCGCGTGATCAGCACCATGACATCGAGCGGCTCGAGGCCGCGCTCACTGCGCGCGCGCTGCGCAGCGCGTGCAATGTCCACCGAGCTCGAGAGCTCCATCTGCTCTGTAACCTCGTGCGATACGGGTATGAGCGCGAGGTCTGCTTGGCTCAGCACCTCGGCTTGCGTCTCGTTCATCCTCGGGGGTGTGTCGACCACGATCGCGTCATATTGCCGCCGGGCCTCACGCAGCTCGCGCTGCAGCTGCACCACGCGCAGCCAGTGCTGCCCGTCGGGCCGCTCGCGCTTCTGCTCGCGCCCAATCTCGATCCATTGGGACGCCGACCCTTGGGGGTCAGCGTCCACGAGTAGGGTATTGACCCCGCGTCGGCTCAACTCGGCAGCCACGCTCACGGACAGCGTTGTTTTGCCGCTGCCCCCTTTCTGCCCACAAAACGCAATGATGTACGCCATGCCCCGCAGTGAACGCTCGAGCGTTCACTCTGTCAAGTTACGACGTCAGAGCGGCCAGACGTCACGACGTCGCGGCGTGGAGTCAGACAGTCACGACGTCATGACTGCAAGCCCGTTGCGCGTCAGCAGCGACATATGTGCGCACCAAAACCGTTGCGGCGCATCGCGCTCGCGGTTAGCGTGCTCGTCGATGTGCGCCGCAAGCGCACGAAAGGCCGGTCAGCGTTGCAACCGCCGACCGGCCTACAGAGCCCCTATGGAAAAGGCATCTCACGTGGAACGTACCATAAAAACGCTCAGAATCGCACTCGTCACCGCGCTACTCGCTGCGCATGCTTGGCTCGAGGACGCCTCGCCCGAGTATGACTGCGACCTCGTCGCGGATTGCGCACCGCCGCAGTAGGATCGCGCTCGAGCCGACTGCCCGCCGCGCCAAGCCACCCCCACCCGGCAGCGCGGCGGGCGCACGCTCCTGCGCCGTGCTCGCCCATGACCACGCCCCGCAGCCGACCCCGCAGACCCAAGCCCGAGCCCACGATCACCGACGCCGAGCGAGCCCGCCGCCTCGCCGCTCGCGGTCTGTCGCGCCGCGCCATCGAGCGCAAGCTGCAGCTCAGCCGTCAGGCTGTCACCGCTGCACTGCAGCGCTCGAGCACGCGAGGCCGCCCGCTCGGCGACAAACACACGCGGCTGCACGTGCTCACCGACGAGGCGACCGTTGCATGGCTGCGCGCGCTCGCCCGCGAGCTCGGCGTCTCCGTCGGCGAGGCGCTGCGCCGTCTGCGCGTCGCTATGACCGCGCACGAGCTCGAGCACGAGCAGCAAACCGCAGCTGACGGCGGCGGATGATTTTGACTGTACAATAAAGACTTGACGCGGCAGACCCTGCGAAACAAGCTGCATGCGCGCACTCGCACCACGCCCACGAAGGAGCCGCAAGCCATGCCCGCAAAGACCCCGCCCGCACCCCGCGCCGCCACCATCAGGCGCATACTCGACCGCGGGGGCAGCCGCCCGCTCGCGGGAAAACTGACCGGCGCGAGCCGCCAAGCAGTCGCCGACGCCGCCAAGCATCGCCGCCCACGCGGGCGGCCACCCGTCGCACTGCCTCGCGATCGGCTCACCGTCTACGTGCGCCAGGTAACGGCGCTGCGCCTCTCCGACGCCGCCCACGCGCGCGAGCAGACCGTCGGCGAGGTCATCGACACGCTCAGCGACCAGCTGCGCAAGCGCGAGCCGTGGGCCCCGTGCAAGAGGTGCGGCTCGTCGATGTTTACGCAAGACCCCGCAGAGGTGCCGCTCGAGCTCGAGCGCATCCTCACGCAGATGCTCACGCAGGAGGTCACCGACCGCTGTGACGCCTACTACCACGCGAGCGCCGCCATAGGCGCCCGCGTCGGGCTCGCCTACGTGCTGGACCGCATCGGGGGATACTGCACGACGTGCGGGCCATGGGTGAACCTCCTGCGCGCCGAGCGGGCCGCCGACCGCGTGACGTCAGACAGTCAAGACGTCACGACGTCGCAACTCCCCGACACCTGACCCGCAGCGCAACTGATTTACGTGAACACAAAACAGTTGCGCGAGGCAACGGGCGTCGCTATAGTCACCTCATGAACACCGCAGCAACACCTTGGTTCGAGATTCAAAACGGCCTCTTCGCGACCCTGCGCTCGACCGGTTGGACGCAAGGCAACGTCGGCGCGGGTTACGTCTCAATCCAGCGCTCGCCCGCCTGCTCAGCCCCCGCAGGGCGCGGCGCTGAAGTGGTCGCCATCATGCGCGCCGCCATCGA